CCTACTAAGGGGGTAACAATGGCAGCGGGCTTAGGATTTAAGACCTTTACTACAGGTGAGGTTTTAACAGCCGCGGACGTAAACGGCTATTTAATGCAAGGTGTATTAGTTTTTGCAAGTGCAGCGGCTAGAGATGCAGCGATAACTGCACCGCAAGAAGGCCAAGCGTGTTATCTGAAAGATACAAACGCCGTACTCACATACTCTGGCAGCGCGTGGGTAGCTGTAGGCGGTAGCTCACCTTTAACTACTAAAGGCGATTTATACACCTTCAGTACAAGCGATACACGATTAGGCGTAGGTGCTAATAACACAGTTTTAACAGCAGACTCTGCTGAAGCTACAGGATTAAAGTGGGCTGCCCCTGCTTCTCCAACTGTAACTTTTGCTGGTTGCTCTTTGTTTAATAGCGCAGTAATTAGCACTAGCAACGATACCTATACCACAATGACTTTTAATTCTGAAAACTTTGATACAGACTCGTATCATTCAACTTCAAGCAATACTTCAAGAATTACCATACCAGCAGGTAAAGGTGGCAAATATTTATTCTATGGCAATATAGCTTTTTCAGGCTCGGCTGCTGGCGTAAGAACCGCGGCTCTTTATAAAAATAACACAACTTATCTGTTTTTTAACACAAAAGAGCCGGGAGCAACCTACGAAGGTTCAGCAGAAATTACTTTAATTGTTGATGCGGTAGCAACTGATTTTTTTGAATTACTAGTAAGACAAGACAGCGGCGGTAGCCTTAACACAGGCAGCGGCACAACTTTAACTGTTTTTTCCTGCGCTTATTTAGGAGCATAAAATGGCAACTTTTAACAAACCCAAAAATCTAAATGGTGCTGAATTATTAGCAGAATTGAAAGCTGTTGGTTTAGATGTTAACTTAATTAGAGATAATTCTGATGGCACTATTTCATTTGAAGTAAATAATGAAGAACTTGCTAGTGAAATTGTCTTAGCCCATAACGGAGCAACTGTTGCACCTGAGCTAACTATTGAACAAAAGTTAGCAAGCGTAGGGCTTAGCCTGCCTGACTTGAAGGCAGCGCTAGGGCTATAGCATAATATTAAGGGATTATTCAAAAATAAACTATGACGTTAACAAGTTATAACGGCTGGCCTGCCAGTAAAAACCCGGCAGAAATTGGCATAAAAAGTTATGCAGTACCCGGCACTAACAGAAAACTTAGATGCGCTGAGGCTGTAGCACCTTTGCTAGTAGGTTTTGCCGCTGAGTTTCACGCGCTAATAGAGCCGATAGATGAGGGCGCTTTAGATGAGTGGGGTTACGCTTTCCGTATGGTACGCGGTACTACAGATAAATTAAGCTGCCATAGCAGCGGTACAGCTATAGACCTTAACGCGACCAAACACCCGCTAGCAGCTGTAGGCACTTTCCCGGCTGATAAAGTGCCAATGCTTAGGGCCTTAGCTAAAAAGTATGGCCTAACGTGGGGCGGGGATTACCGTAACCGTAAAGATGAAATGCACTTTGAAATAAGCGTAAATGCTAAAAAAGCCGCTAAGATAATTTCAAAGTTAGGGGTAACAAATGCCAATTAGCACGCAGGTAACTATAACTACAACCGCTAGCATTATTGTATCTGCCAATTCTTACAAAAATATTTATTTACATAATTTAGGCGGTGGAGCTATTTACTTAGGCGGGTCAAACGTAACTACTAGCAACGGCTATAAGCTAGATAACGGCGATAAATTAACTCTTATTATTGGGGATACAGAGGCATTATATGGCGTTGCTGCTAACGGTACTCATACGTTAGCGGTACTTGCACAAAAATAACTAAGGGGCATTTAGGAGCAAAAATGGACAAGAAAAAACTAGAGGCGGCTGCGTGGAGCTATGGGCGCGCCGCGCTAGCAAGCGTTGCAGCTCTATACCTATCCGGCATTACAGACCCTAAAGTATTGGCTAACGCCTTTATCGCAGGTTTGATAGGCCCATTAATTAAAGCATTACAGCCTAACGAAAAGCAATTTGGACTAGGCGCTAAGTAATGAGCCAAGCCCAAACCCTATTAGCTTTAGCGCTAGGACTTTGTAGCCTTGCAGCGGTAGGGGTTGGGCTGGTACGCCATTTAGTAAAGCATTATTTAAGTGAGTTGCTACCAGACGGTAACGGCGGGCATAATCTTAGAGGCCGGGTTGAGCGTATAGAGGGCCAAGTAGACCGCATTTATGAAATGTTGCTACAGGACAAATTAAGCCGCTAGCGTGTCGCGTTGCCTTATGTCGGTGTTAGGGCTCATACTTTTACTACACGCTGAGAGGGCTACTTAGTGTAGTAGTTTTATCAGCCTTAACAAAGGGTGATTTATGTTAGCTGATTTAGCAGTAATTACATTAACAGTACTAATAGTAGGGCTATTTATGTTAGCGGCCTACCGTACGGGATACCGTGAGGGCCACGGTGACGGCTACCTAAGAGGGCGCAATATAGCTAAGGCGCTTAAAGAGGTGACTAAATGAGCTTTTTAGACGGTTATGAAGATGTAAACGCGCGGATTAAAAGAGCGCGGGCTGAGTTTCCCGGGTTACGCTTAGTAGCCTACATAGAGGACATAGATTTAAAAAACGGTTATATCTTAATTAGAGCTGAGGCGTATAAAAACTACGAAGATGATAAGCCAAGCGCTGTAGATTACGCGTTAGAGGTCAGGTCAGAACGTGGCGTAAATGCTAATTTTTGGGTAGAAAATTGCGTTACCTCTGCCTATGGGCGTGTTATTGGCTTGCTAAGCCCGGGCGGTGTTGGTAGGCCTACACGGCAAGATATGGAGAAGGTAGAGGCTATCCAAGCCCCATTACAGACACGCGGGGCAGGCGGTGCAGTACCTAGCGCCGCTGAGTCAATAAGCGCGTTAAAGGCCAAGCTAGGGGCTGAGGTAATGCCAGAGCCGCCAATATGTACACACGGGCATAGGGTTTTATTAGAGGGCATAGGTAAGACAGGCAGGCCATACAGGGGCTATATGTGTAGCGAGAAGGTAAAGGCTAAACAATGCACCCCAATATGGGCTAAACAATATGGCGATAAATGGCTAATGCCAGATGACCATAACGAGGTAGTGCTAGAAGCCGGGCGTAATTTAGACCCAATAGCAGAGCGTGAGCCTGTGCCAGATGAGCTTTTAAGTGATACAGAGAGGGCTAACCGTGGAAGCAATTAGGCAGGTGAAAGCCGACTGGGGGCGTGAACAGCGCTTAGCTAATTACTTAGAAAGCGTATTACCGTGGTCATTAACGCCTACACCTGCGTTTTACTTTACCGACTACCACATAAACAAAAAGCTAGGTCAAGGCAGAGAAAGCTACATAGGTGATGTAGAGATAAAATGGTTAAACACACCTAGCACACAAACAGCCATATTTAACTATAACAAACTACAGCTAATGGCAGCTGTGCCGGTTTACACGCAAGGTGTAGAAAGCTATCACCGGGTCTGTTTTAGGTTTACAGACGGGCTATTGCTTGTGCCTGCGCTGGCCTTATTACGGTTACCGCCTGTGCTATTTACTAGAGCAGATACGCACGAAACCGATTTAGTAGTAAGGGTAAAAGCTAGCGATTATGCCAGCTGTTTTAGACCAGAGCGCGTAGATTAAGGCCGTGAGAACTATGCTTTACATAGAGGCTAACTGCAGACAATGCAAGACCTATACGTTACAGCTAGAGCGCGTGGTATCCGACCACCTACCACCTAACGTTAAGTGCCTACAATGCACTAGATGTGGGCTGCTAGATATAACGTTGGTAGATGTGGATAACGCCCGGCAGGTACGCAATTAAGTTATCCACAGGGGCTAAAAACCTGTGGACAACACGCCCAAGCCCCGTTCAAGTTATCCACAATATCGCTTTACACTTGACTTATCGGGTACGCTGTCTGCGCGGAACGCAAGCCCCGAAGGGCGCTAGCTTGCGAACGCTGCGACAGCTAGGGCTACAGTTCTGCCTATGTATAGGCTTGCTATCTTTACAGACCTTACCCGTAAAGGCTGATATAAACGCTATAGATGCTTATAAAATATATGCTCATATAAAGATAGGCTCATATAAAGAGTTTAAGTGTATTGAGAAGCTGTGGACTAAAGAAAGTAATTGGCGGCCTAAAGCTAAAAACCCAAACTCTACAGCTTATGGCATACCACAGCTATTAAAGATGAAAGAAACAAACCCTTATAAACAGATAGACTTAGGGCTAAAATACATAGATAATCATAGAATATACAAAGGTGATGCGTGCAAGGCCTTGGCTCATCATAAGAAACGGGGTTGGTACTAATGGCTAAACGCGGTGACCCTAGATTAAACAGGGCTTATAGGTATAAGTTTAGAAACCAAGTCTTAGCTAGAGATAGCTACACCTGTTATTACTGTGGGGCAGATGCAGACCAAGTAGACCACGTGATACCTGTTAGTAAAGCCCCAGAGCTAGTACTTAGCTTT